TATACTATCGTAAACCCAGTTATTTTTAACCAATGCTGCGTGCGCTATTGCTTGCCCTCTGTCGATGTACCAAACATCACCACCAATGACCTTCTGAAGAGTAAAGGCAAAATCTTCACAGTCGCCAAAAAAAGGACGGTCGATATAGTTATAAACTCGATACTCGTTAGCAATATCTTTCTCATATTGAAAGTTCCACAACGCAAGCCTGTGCGCCTCTGCATCTGGATTAGAGACACAGGACGCACACAAGGCAAGGCTAAATATCAGTATCAGGCGCATTGAGCTTTAAGCACTCTTTAGCTTCTGTTAGTGATAGTGCAAGCAAGCGATGCTTACAAGTCGTCATGTAGCGAATAAGCCAGCCTGTCACCCCCTTATAAGTCACTAGCTGGCCTTTGTGATTATGTCTTAACTCGCACTCATTGCCATCCTCACAAGATACTATCGAGTGTGTTTTGGGTTCTTCGTATTCTTCTATCATGCTACGTTTAGAACCTCTTTTAGAGTTATCTGGTTAATTGCAGCCACTGAGCCTACTGGCGTGTTGTACCTGTAAAAAACTTGCGTATTTACAGATGCTGTGGAAATAAAGTCACCACCTGCAAACCCATCAGAAAAATCATTCCTATGGAAAGGTTGTGTAAATGGTATACCGCCATTAGAGGCCCACCCAGTCTGAGCGCTTGAATTACCTTGAATATTTAACCCACAGCGATAATTTAAACCACTAATAACAGCGCCAGAATTCCAGAATCTATAAGGGTCAGATTCTATGTCTGGAGATAAGACATCAATACTAGATGAAGTAGCCAACTCCTGACCCAACCACTCACCTGTAGCTTGCTGCTGAAACAATCCCCAGTCGCTAGCGTTACCGTTTATTACTGTGCCGTATCCGTCTGCTTGGCGGATTGAAATTGCCCGAACAGTACCAACAAATGTAGAGCCAGCCGAAAGGCCGTAGGTACTTGTACTTGCTGTAATATCAGATACATGCGAGTAATTGCCAACACTTGATATACTGGGACCGTCTGCCGTACTACCTTGAATACTTACCTTTATGTCGCCGGAAGTCCTGCTAACAATCTCAAAGCGAGTTAATACGTTGTCACCAGCATTGAACTGCGCGTTTGTAAAGCGCAGCAGAGTGCCTACTGATTGACTGCCATCGCATGTGTATGAGCCATCACCGTTATCTGTCCAGCCATCCCCAAGCTCTGAAGGAGGGTTTATTGCTTGATCCCCCCCCAACACAGTAGCCCGATTCCGCAATATGTCCGAGTTATCATCTAGCGGATAGCCGCGTATTAGTGTGCCGTTGTCGTAGATTTTTAGGTTGGCTAGGATGCCTGATACATTTTGAAATGAATTCCCAGCATAAATAGAATCATATCTTATCGAATCTAAAGAACCAGTTACCAATATTGATTCCCCGCCATTAACAATAAGCGAGTATTGACTGCCAACTCTTGATATTGAAAGCGTATTTATAGTATTTAACTGTATTCCTGTCCCTGAAAACCTAACAGAAAAACCGCTGCCGACTATTACAATATCCTTCCCTGTTGAACCCTCGTAACGAATGTAATTCGTCACCAATCCAACTTCCCCCATGATTCTCATGTCAGAATCCAGCGCAGGAAGGAAATCAAACTCAATTACAAAATCCCCAGCAAGCGTAACTTCTGGGATAGTCGCGTAGTCTGTCGTGCCTTCGTTGCGGCGGAAGTAGCGCTCGAATAACTCAGGTACAAAAGGGTTTTTACGCCTCTTTCTGTCCTGTTGCTTCTTGTGCATCTGATACGCTAGACTTTTTGGATCGGCGAGCTTTGGGCTGTTTAGTGTTATTGGCATTCTTAGCAGCCTCTTTGTGTTTATTTAGAATTCGTTGCAATGTTTCAAACGATACAGGCTGGCCAATTGGCAGTCCGTCTTGGTTTAGTTTTTCTGACATGGTAAATCCTTATGTTTAGCCCCTTTGATATTATCTCAGGGGCTTTGAGCTGTCTTAGTTTGTTACTAAGAATGCCAGAGGTACGTTCTTGCGAGGTACAACTCGATCCCAAGAAGTAGCCAGACGAAGCTCAGCAAGCGTGAAAGAGTCGCCAGCAGGAGTACCAGTAGACTGGAATCCAGCAGGGTGGATGATGTTGGTTTTACGAGTCCATAAAGTCTCGATGCCGCCGCCATTACCTTGAGCCTCTTCACGATCAAGAGCGACTGGAACTTTAGGCGTACCCTCACCCCAACCGAACGCACCTTCGCCAAATAATACCGTAGTATATTTGAAGCCGTCAGTTGCACCAGGAGTAACCGTCATACCATCATCAACAATAACGCGCTTACCCATAAAGGTTGGGATAGTCATACGGCCCTGTGAGTCTGGAATGAAGTCAATATCATCACCATCAACCATCTGCTTATAAACAGCAGAATGAACAGCAATTGCACCGGTATTCTCGAACGCATCACCAAGAGTAAATGCGGCAGATGTAAAGTTGCCACGACTGAACTTAGTCGCCGCTGTTTGGCCAGCAATAGTATCTGATGCAACATCGTGAACCATGTCGCCAGAATCGTTAGCCACGTTATCAGCTAGAACACCGTCAGCAGAAGCGATTAAACGACGCTGCCATTGGCGAGTCCAGTAAGTATCAACGCGGTTGCGAATGTGCTGCATAGCCTCTGGGCCCATCGCCAGCTCGCTTGCAAGGTCGGAAGCCGAAAGACCTTTGTTCAAGAATGCTTTGCGAGTGATCTGCTCACCCTGCGTAATCTTATCAGCCACACCGATAGACGCTGGATTGTCGTTAGACAGATTAGCCTCATCAGTCGGGTCGATGTCATTCCAGAATGGAAGCTCGGCAGTTTTACCCGCTGCACTTGCTAGCGCATCAAATAAAGGCGTGCGAGTTACAATCCCAGACTGAACAAACGCCGTCATCTCTGGATCGTTTACAGGAGGGAGGTCTTGAAAGATTGTGACATCAATAATGTCAGCTAATTGTACTGTGCTCATTTATGAGACTCCTTAATTAAAATTTTCGTTGCAGATGTTCTGCTGTCGATTTGATCTGCTCATACTTTGCAGGGTCTGAATCTTTAATAGCCTTCAATTCACCTGCGCTATACTCGCTGAACTTTTTAGTAACGGCCCCGCCGCTGTTGTTTCCGGAAGCCCCGCTTCCAGTATTACCGCTACCATCAACCAAAAATCCAAAGGAGTTGGTTAAATGTTCTTGCACCTTTGCCGCATCAACTTCGACGCCGCCAATCTCATAAACAACCTTGCCATCGACATAGGTTGCGTGTTTTGCCGCCTGCTCTGCAAGTAAGCCAGCCTTTGTGGTATCTCGCGTTAGTGATCCGCTAAGCTCAACCGTGGCAAGTGCTAAAGCGTCTTTGCGCTCTTTCTCTTCTTTGGCTGTAATCTGTTCGCGCAGACTTTTTACCGTATCTTGTTCGCGCTCATAAAGCGTCTTAAACTCTTCTTTCTGCTTTAGTCCTTCGACCTCTGCATTTTTTTGAGCCTCTTCAAGCTCTGCCGCTCGCAATGAGACTTGCTTCTTTTCAGTTAGCAATTCTTCATTTTTCTTCTTAAGCCCTTCAGTCTCAGCAGCCAACCTTTCAGCGACTAAAGCTTCAAGCTCTTCTTGTGTGTACGTTTTATCAGTCATTAGAACCCAGTTCTTTGATAGTGAGGCCCAGCCCCGTTAAGACCATTATACATAAAAACGGGCATAGTCAATAGTTTTGGTGAATAGTAGGTATTCATGAGATGAATTAGAGTTATCTGTGGTGGTGATTTATGGTTATTAGACCAATAGAAGGAATATAAAATGTTAACACGCGAGCAAATGATAAGGGCGTCCGAACTTCACAAGAATTACGCCGCTGGCAAAATCAGCTTTGAAGAATATAACGCAGCTATGAAGGCTCTAGAGAATGAGTGATTATCCCGCAAAGATTAACCACGAGCTAGATAAACTAGGCAACCCCATATTTATCATTAGAAAAGAGCCAATAGAAAACGGTGCTATTTTGTATGATAAAAACGGACTAGCAGCAGCAATCAAAAAGAAAGGCCGAATACTGGCTATACTGGATGGTGAAGAATGAATAATAAAGACAAGCAAAAGGCGCTACTAGAGCTTGGTAGTAAAACGCTAGACTCAATATCAAAAGCTCATAAAGACTTAGAAGGTATTGCCCTTGGCGCAGTTCTTTGCAGTATTAGAGTGAGCTACGAGATGCAGGCTAGGGCGATAATAAGTCACTCAGGCGCGCCAGCTATCAAACATGGAACCACCCTCTCAATTAGCACGGAAGCCCCAGAAAATTTCGATGCAGCTGGATTTGAGGCTCTTGAATTTACCGAGGCGAGCGAAGTAATTAGAGCCAAAAGAGAAGCGACCAACATAATCAAGGATAGTAATACATGAACACTTTTACTTTTACGGATGCTGAGATAGATATTATTAAGTCAGCACTAAATCAATACACTCACAACCTGTCGTCATTTAATAAACTTCTAGCCGACTCAGGTGTAAGCTATCAACAGGTAAATAAAAATATGGTACTGGCGAATCAGGCGCTAAGCAAAATAGATCGACCTAAAGAAAAGTAACTGGCTCCAATGCCGCAAGCTCTGCAAGGGAGTAGGTCTTTTTAATATTGACTCGCTCCCTTACTTCTTTTGGCTGCTGCTTCAGCCAGCCTCTATAACTTAGATTAGCCGATACTTGGCCAGATTCGCTGGCCCTGGTGCCTTCCAATCCTGGTATCGAATACTTAGGCTCAACCAACATAACCCTAAGTGACCGGCAAGCCCAATGGAGCGGCGGAAACGGCCCAGCATCAACAGGCCAGATAGTCTTATCAGCACTTATGCAAATATCGCTTGTATGGCTATCTAAGGTCGCTATTATCTGTTCGCCTCGCAATACATCGCTATTAGCTCTAGCGGTCTGGTTGTGCGCCTGATTGGACGTGGCGCTGATCGTAGTCGAGACCAGCGATCTAGCCTGAGCCTTTGTCCGCTTATTTACTTGCCTAGTTACTTTGCGGGTTATCTCGTCAGTAGTTTCACCAGCAATAATGCCTTGATTAATGAGTCCTCGAATCTCTTGTGACTTCTTGGCGCTAAACTGATTAATAGCTTGGTTAATCGTCATGCGTTCAACTGCACCACTCTGCTGAGTCAGCACCATGTCAGTATTATTTAACGCGGCATTAAGTTGCTCAATAGCTGGAATATCAACCTCGACTTTTACAGCGCCTTGCAGCATTCGAGAATTAAAGCCCGCCTCATACTCTGAAAACTCTTCAATGTAGCCACCTAGATCAAGCTCGAACTGTTGAAAGCTGCCCGCCAGAATATCATCAACATCAGCCAATAAAGCCTGAGCCCGCATAAGCTGAAAATCAGTCAAATCCTCCCGACTCAATCGAGCAACCAACTGATCACGCATATCATTCAAGATTGGCTCTAGGTCGTTATACCGCCCGTGTCCGTATCGCTCAACAAATATAGCGTGCCTAGTGGTTGCGTCGATTAGATAGCCTGTCGTGCTCATAGAGGCGTATTGCTCGTGTTTTCATTATCAATGTCAGCGTCGGTTCTAGATGGCTCAATAACACCATTCTTACGCAATATCCCGCGCAAATCTGATTGTGCAATGTGGCCAGAATCATACAGCACATTAATAGCCATAAACTCTTGAGCTGTCATGCTTGAGTCGAAGAAGTCTCGATTCATTCTATATACTGGAACCTCAACACCTAAAGCCAAGCCCATTACAGCAAGCACTTTATTGATTGTGTCTTCTGTATTTGTAACGATAGTCGATAGGGTTGACGTCTCGGAGCTGGCAGATATTCTAGCCGCCTCTGCTGTTTCGTTGATTGCACCACTGGTAATTAGTCGAGCGCCGATGGAAACCATTTGTTCCTCTTTGCGCCTCATAGCCTCGTCAACAGCTTGCGCAGGATCAAGCTGTAATAGCTCAGCACTGTCGCCCTGCTCTAATTTTAGGCCACTGTCAGCACCAACAACAACTCCGCTCGGGTTTACTTCCTTCCACTCTGCACCATCCATACTGGAGGATACGACAATCAAACCGCCCGAGTGAATAAACAGGTTTTTCTCATAGTCTGCTGAGTTTCGATAATGCCCGATATTAATTTCAGCGATGGGCTCTAGTGGTATCTCATCGACACAGGATTTATTATCCTCTGAGCCAGTGAAATAGAACGGAATAAAGTTAAGTCTTTGACCTTGCAGTCTTGGCTCCATTGACTCGCCTATTTGCTCCCCGACTTCATCCCATAGGCGCACGACATACAATCCATCAATCAACTGTAGTGAACGGTACCTAATAACCTGCTCTTTCTTGAACTCATCACCATCAACTGATTCTTGCGTGACTTCCCTCAAAACAATCATTGATAGCTGAGTCTTGCCATTAACTTTGGATTCTTCCCAATTGATAATCGACTCGGCATTGTAGGCGGCAACGTATGGATGAGAACCTAGTCGCTGTTCTTCTTCCATGCTAATACCAGCAGGAAGGCTAGGAAAGTCAACCAGCAAGCCATGACGGCCTGTTGTTTGAACCTCGCTAACAATTCGCTTTGATACCTGATCCACTGACATTCCAGCGCCATCAAAATCATCACTAACAAACTCTAGCTGGCTAGGAAGGTCTTCACTAAATGATGGCTCAACACGGAAAGCAGCGCCAACCAACGCCGACCGAGTGCGACCAGTTACACCAAGATACAATGCGCGCTTTTTGTATGCGTTGTATTTATCCTGATCCTTATCTAATGCCATTGGCAGATAAGTTACACCGGCATCTTTGATTCCACTAGCACTGCAAGCAAGCCTTGTCTTTGTCCAGTTATCGACCTTGGCCGCATATTCTGGGTGAATGAATTTTACATTAGCCATTTATCTAGCCTATATTGGTTTTTCGTAATGTTAGCACGTTAAGCCCCGAATCGTACATTGATAGGAACGTGAGTCCTTTTCTTTCTGGCCACTCGATAGCGAAGCGCATCATAATCATGATCTTCCTGCTCTGTATCAATGTCGTCTGGCTTCTTACTATCCCTTGATAATATTGGAAATCTAGAGATAATGCCGCGAACATTACTGAAGAAGTAAAGAGCTGGTCTTTCTGGCATCCCTGATTGGCTATCAGCACCCTCTAAGGCGGCCTCAAGGTACTCGCACAACAAAGCAGCCCCATTAATGCGAGAGCCGGGCGACTTGTCAGATTCAATCCATTTAACGCCCTGCTTTGCCATCTTATCAGCTATGGATATTTGCTCATCATCTTTGTTATTAATGGCATTATCTGCGGGCCCAGGCCTAACCTTTCCTTTAACGATACCTGGCAATAGATTAATTTCCCCTCTAGCATTCCTTATTTCGTGATCTTTATTTGTGAAAGCTTTATCAATATCAGCAACCAATTTAGCCACGTTTGTGGCACTCATCTTTAAGCCTGTATTATGTTCATCAGGCTCGCATCCGTAAAATTCCCCTATGCAAAATATAGTTCCAGCGGGATAGCATTTAACCCCATTAGGAGTTTTAACCTCTGTTCCGTCAGACTCAGCAAACCATAAGTTACTAAACGGCTTTGATTCGCCCCAGTCATGAGAGCGATCAACATGCCAATTAGATGGTATCTCAAAAGGCTGAACAACATGAACATGCTCGCGCCACAAGTGATCAAAGCGACCGCCAGAAGTAATAGACCAATCACCATTAACCCACGCCGCTTTTTTATTAGGGTCTTTAATTGCCATTAAGAAGGCGATATATTGAGGGTCTAGAAACTTATTCTCACGCCATGAGCCGTGGATAGCAACGCGAGTCAATACAACCTCCTCCTCTTCGTCAGTCTGAGGGTTTATGACAGTGGTTGAATTTCTTACTACTTGACCACGCGGAGCCGGATCAATAAAGCGCTTCTTAACCCATGAATGACCAACCCCAAAGGGGTTTGTTGTGCTGAAGCACTCTAGCGGAATCGGCGGCAATAGCGAGCCGTCAGGCTTTGGGTAGTCAACAGGTCGGAATGATGACCGCATACAAGAAAACATAGCTTCATAAAACTCAGAATCTCCTCGCTTTGTAAGCTCATTATGCCCAACAAAAGGGAACTCCTGACCGTGGTAATTCCAATAGCCGTCAGCCTTCTGCTCATACCTAAACAATAACTCTTCACCAGTCGGCCAAATCCACTTGAGCTCACTTGCAGAGCTAAGGAATCTTGCTCCGTCATTAAACCTACCGAATAGCTTTTTAGACTGGGCTATTATGTCACCTAGGTTTTTATACTCGATGTCAAAAATAACGCCCTTCCAAAATGATCCATAACCAACACCAACCAGCCTACGAAATCGCATTAACTGAGCCGCTGTCTTTCCTGGGCCGCGCGTACCTTCATAAAGTATTTCATTACAAGGGCATGATAATGACAATGACTGCGAACCACTTTGAGGTGCTATAGCTATTTTATAATCAGTCACGACTTAGTATTGTATCCTGATTCTTTTTGGCCGACTCTTCCCAGCTTTCAACACTATCAGCAGTTGGAACAGGCATTACAGATTGAATCACAGTAGCATCAACCTCAACCTTTTCCTTGAATGCCATCACATTAACATGCTTGCCAAGCAACTCAAGGTTCTTAACCTTATCAGGCCACTTGATCTTCTTAAGCATTCCAGACATCTGGCGCTCATCGCCTGAACCCTCCCATATTTCAGCCATATCAATAGCTGATAAATATGTCCGCCAAACCTTTGGCCATTCACTAGGCGGCTTTATAGAGTGATCATTATTAAGAATGTCTAAGAAGTCCATTTGATCAATTTCAACTAACCGCCTAAGGACATAGGCAGCATCTATCTGCACCTCAGCAGCCGCAGCAGCCTTAACACTGTTAATAAAGTCCGTCACATTGGGATAATTAAGGATTTCGCTTGCTGAGCTTTCAGGGGTCTTAGAGGGCTTTTTACCCATCTTCTCACACGCTGAAATATAGGCTTGCTTCTTGTTTGAGTATCCATTGGCAATATAAGCCAAAGCGGTTTCGCGCCTAAGCTCTTGCGTGATAGCGCCGAGAAGCTCTTTTTGCTCCTTCGTAAACTTAGCAGTCATAGAACCCCGTTCATAAGTGCAACCCTGTCACACTGACTATTAATTTAACCCCATTCTATCATATTTATTCAGAACGTAAAAAACCCCAATTAAGGGGTTTACTTCACTGCCTTATTGAAACTGCAATTCAGCCGGTACATAACGCCATCCGATCCCATTCCAGCAAAGCCAAGACCTTTAATACAATCGTCAGTTATCATCTGGATATAGCCTTTAAATCCATTCGCCTGCTTCATACTCTTAGCTGACTGCTCCATTAAGCGCTCATTCTGATCTATAAGCTTTGCAATAAACTCGTTTGATTCTCCTAGCGCATTGGCCAGTTTGATCTCATTCTCTATATCAGCACTAACATAGCCTGACATTAGCAGTAGTATTAGTAAGTATTTCATTCGCCTTGCTCCTTTTCTAGCTCAATAGCTCGTTCAATGGACTGGATAGCCTCTTGCATATCTTGAATCGCATCTTTAGCGCCTCGTTTGCCTGGTGCCAGCATCTTCTTTAATGCGTGCTGCATTGCAGGATTCACTACTTCAAACGCACTTAATACATCATACACATCAACCGACACACCCTTTTTAATCTCTCGATGGTATTTTAATTTGTTACGCCGCACTTCAATAGCGGCAACTTTAGCCTGCTCCTCTTTTTCTGCCTTCTCTAGCTCCAGCCTTCTGGATTCTTGCTGTCTTGAAATATCCGCATAATGCTCGCCGTCATTCCCATTCTGAACAATAGGCTCCATTCTCTCCGCTCCTTTCTTCCATTCGTCTGGGCGCATTTCGATGATAGTGCAATTACCATACTTAAAAGATAGAAGTTCGTGACCGTCTGGAAACACTTCAAGAAGCGAACCGTGCTTTATTTTTTCACCATTTTCGCTCAAGAAATAGCTGCTATCGCTAAAAATAATAGCACCAGTTAAAGTGCGCAATACCCTATCAGCCCAATCTGGCGCATTTTCCCAATCTACCTTACTCATTACTTAACCCTCTCTTGGTATTCAATTACTTTAGCCTTTGCGTCTTCTAGTGTGCTGTGTGTTGTTATTGGCTGGCAGTGGTAGCCTCTCAGCTTGTTATTTTCGGCATCGTGATACCTGACAGACGACATAGCTGATAAACCAAGAGAAAAAGCTGCAATAAAGACAATAAGCACCTCCCATATATCAAGCTTCATCTACTCGCCCTCCGGTGCTTTGAAGCCTGAGTCGAACATCTTTTCTATAGCACTCATTACCATAGTGAGATTTCTATGAGAGTAATCATCAGCCTCTATGATGCCTTTCGCCTTCTCA